GGTTACTGAAGTTGAGAGCGCGCCGGGTGTAGATGACATCCGTAAGATTGCTATGCCAATGCCATTTAACCCCCCAAGTCAAGTTCTGTTTGAACTCTTGGGATGGTTAACTAATGCCGCCAAAGGGGTAGTAACCACAGCAGAAGAAAAGATTGCTGATGTAGGTCAGAACACCCCAGTAGGCACAACTCAGGCTCTAATAGAGCAAGGAGCGGCAGTATTCTCATCTATCCATGCACGCTTGCATGAGTCCCAACGCCGTGTGCTTGGGATAATTGGTCGTCTGAATCGATGGTATTTGGATGAGCAAAAGCGTGGTGATGTGGTGGCTGAACTACCAATCAAGCGGGAAGACTTCAAACGCAATAGTGACATCATCCCTGTTTCTGACCCCCATATCTTTTCGGAAACGCAAAGAGTGGCCCAGATGCAAGCGGTATTGCAGTTATCTACACAATTCCCCGCTATTTTTGACCAAAGGGCGGTAGTGGCTCGGATGCTTAAACAGTTAAAGATACCTAACTCTAATGAGTTGATACCAAATGCCTCTAAACCCGCGGAGATGAATGCTGCTCAAGAGAATTCAGCCATGGCTTTGGGCAGACCAGCCTTTGCATATCCTCGCCAAGACCACTTGGCACACATACAGGCTCACTTATCATTTGCCCTAGACCCTAACCTAGGCATGAACAATTTAGTTGCCCCTAAATACATTCCACAGGCTTTAGAGCATATTAAACAACACATGATGCTCTGGTATACCAACCAAATGCAGACTTATGCTGGTGGTGACACAGGGGTTAGGATTGACAATTATGATAACAACAAGTTGGTCAAAGAGATTGATAGGGCAATTGCTATAGCCTCAGACCATGTAAAGATGGATTCCCAAGAGGTATTTTCTGGGGTCATGCCTGCTCTGCAACAACTCGGTCAGTTTATGCAACAGTTCAAACCACCCGCACCTCCAATGGATGGTGAGGCACAGGCAGTTCTACAGGCATCTATGGCTGAGACTCAACGCAGAGCGGCTCAAGACCAAGCATCTAACCAACTTAAACAGGCTGAGATGCAAGCCAAGGCTGCTCGTGAGGACAAGGATTTACAGGCTCGTATAGCCATGAATGCTGAAGATAACCTCACAACTGAGCGTATGAAAACTGCGGAACTGACTGTAGATGGTGTCAGACTGCGTAAGGAGCAGGAAGAAACTGCAATTAAATTGAACCAAACCACCCAAAGTAACTTAGGAGAATGATGATGGATAAAGAAGTTAAAGAACTGCAATCTGAGCAAGTGCGTCAAAAAACCCGCATGGCGGCTGGCGCATGGATTACTGGATGTGAAATAAAAGAGCAATCAAAAGCGACAATGCCAGAGGCTAACAGCGACCATGGCGACTTTAGTAGCAAGAAAGGCGTGGAGAAATCTAACGCATGAAGTCAGTATCCGACATTATTTCTGCTGTAAAAGCGGAACAGGCAAGGATAAAGGAATCATTGGCGCAAGGAAACTTGCCCAACTTTGAGACTTATCAACGCCTTGTCGGACAGTATCAGGGGTTGGATGCAACTCTTGAAATTATTAACAATCTTTTAAAGGAAGATAACGATGAAAGATAGCACGGTAGCGGGTAATGCCGCTGAGATAGCGGAGGCTTTTCCGCTTGTAGACCCCGGTGCGATTCCATTAGGCGCTCGTGTGCTTGTACAAATGCGATTAGCCAAGAAAAAAATGACTGAATCCGGGATTATTCTGCCTGAAGAAACACGAGATACCGAAAGGGCGCAAAACCCAATTGGTAAGGTAGTGGCTATAGGCCCATTGGCGTTCAAGAAACGCGACTCAATGGAGCCATGGGTTGAGGGCAGTTGGTGTGACGTTGGTGATTTCCTCCGTGTACCTAAATGGACTGGCGACCGCTGGACTGTTCGGCACAAGGAAGATGAACAAGTGGAATTTATGATTATGAATGACCACGAAGTTATCGCTAAAGTTACTGGAAATCCACTTGAGGTGAGGGCATTTGTATGAGTACAGACCAAAATGTTGTGGAAAATCAAGAAGTTATTGTCATTCAAGAGGAGAAAGATGGTTCTGCAACAATAGATTTGCCAGAAAGTATCCCATCCCCTGATGCAGCCCATGATGAGGACTCTGATGAGGCTGATGAGCGTGCTAGACAGACAGAAATGGCTGTTGGTGGGGCTATTGACCCTGATGCAGAGGCTATGCGAGAGCAAAAAAGGAGCAAACGACGCGCTCGTAAGGAGTATCACAAGCAAGTTGCCTCTGAAAAAGACCTAAAACTAGACCATTTGACCCGTCAAAACCAAGAATTGTTGGAAAGACTGTCTGTTTTAGAGAAAAAGAGCCATGGATCAGACATTGCACGCCTAAATAAAGCAATTGAAGACCAAAATTCACGAATTTTGTTTGCCAAGCAGAAGATTCAAGAGGCTACGGCTACTGGTAATGGTGAATTGCTTACATCCGCTCAAGAAATGTGGTTTGAGGCTCGGAGGCAGTCTGAGGCTCTTGAGGCTTTAAAGAAACGCTCGGTTGCCCCACAGCGCCAGCAGACAATCCAGGCCCCAGACCCACAATTGAAGAAGTATGCAGGGGCATGGATGGAGAATAACCCATGGTATGACCCTAGCGGAAAAGACGCTGATTCAAGAGTTGCTCTAACTATTGACCAAGCAATGGCTGAAGAGGGATGGAATCCTAAAGCGTCAGATTATTGGGAAGAATTAGATAATCGCTTGCAAAAGTATTTGCCACACCGTTATACTATGAATACCGATGAAAAACCGATTCGGAACTCTAGACCAAGGAATGTTGTGACAAGTTCAGGCCGTGAATCAGTATCAACTACTCGAGGAGGTAACACCTTCACCCTTTCACCTGATCAGGTTAGGGCGATGAAAGATGCTGGTATGTGGGATGATGCTGATAAGAGAGCGAAGATGATTCGACGCTATGCCTTAGAAGCCCGACAAAACAATGGATATAGGAGTTAAGAAAATGGTTGATTCACGTTTAAAAAGAAATCTATCTGCTGGTGGACGCGAAAATCGCGCGAGTCTTGACACGGTTCGAGAGGCACCTGAGGATAAGTTCATATCGGCTGAAGAGCGTCGCAAGATGTGGAAAGACGAGTGGACACAAAGCGCATTGCCCAATATCCCTGAATTAAGGGGTTATCACCTTTGCTGGTTATCAACAACCAATAGTTATGACAGTATCGACAAGCGAATTCGGCTTGGCTACATTCCCGTGAAAGCGGATGAGTTGCCTGAGTTTGAAAATTATCGCGTAAAGGCTGGAGAACATAATGGTTATGTCGCGTGTAATGAGATGTTACTTTACAAGATTCCTATGGAATTGTACCAAGAAGTGATGTCGCATTTCCACCATGAGGCACCTCTTGAGGAAGCGAATAAGATTCGTCTTCAAGCAGAGCAAGCATCTGGAGCGCGTGACAGGAACGGGAGAAATCTCGCTCAAGTTGAAGGCGAAGGATTGGGTGAAATTGACAAACAGATGCCTGCTCCGCATTTTGCTGGGTAGGGTGTTTAAATTTTGAACAAGGAGTAAGACTATGTCTTCAACAAACGCTCCGTTCGGCTTGCGCCCCTCATACCATCCTTCTGGATTGGATCGTGCAGTGGCACTTGCTAACGGTATTGCATCTGGTTACAGTTCTGGCATTTTAAAAGGTCAACCTGTCGCCCTTAACACGAGTGGAAACATTATTGCCGCGACTGCAGGAAGTGCCTATCAAGGTGCTTTTGCCGGTCACGAGTGGACTGACACTACTGGTCGTCGTCAAATCAGTAATCAATGGGTTGCTAACACAACTTATCAAACTGGTTCTGAAGTAACTTATTACTACTCTGATCCTAATATTGTTTACGATATTCAGGCTGATGGTAGTCTTGCCCAAACTTCTGTTGGTGATCAAGCAAACTTTACAAACATTACTGCTGGTTCTACAACCACAGGTTTGTCACAATGCACGATTTCCACTAGT